GGTCATGGCTACTTCGCCTTTTCCCCTGCGGATAACCTGCATACCATTTCCCCACTCGAAGTAGCTGCGCCCCGTGTCCAGACGGATTGCAGCCTTGGTCTTTATTCCATCTTCCGTATTCATGCCGTTTCCTCCATGCTTTTGTTTCTGTTAGCGTTGACAATCGTCATTGCCCCTATGGTAATAGCTTCCGTTTCCATTGTATCGTTTTCTTTGTTCTTCTCCTGATGTTTGGCGATGAGTTTGTCCATGTCCTCGGAAATCTTGCAGTCGGTTACCTGCGCATAAATCTGCGTACTTGCAATTGATGCGTGTCCCATCATCTTGGCGATGCTCTCAATGGGAATACCTGCACTTAGGCACATCGTTCCGAAGGTATGTCTTGCCATGTGATAGGACAGACGTTGCTTGATACCACAAGCCTTGCCTACGATGCTTAACTTCGCTGCTAACACACTTCTGCTGCAACAGGGATGAAAGATAAGACGATTATCCATATCCGTGTTATTGCCTTCTTCTTTCACCGCTTGTAGTTGCCTTTGCTGCTCGATAATCGTCTTGGCAATGGGGTGTAACGGCACAATGAACTCCATCTTGGTCTTCTGACGCTCCTTTCTTATATACATCTGTCCGTCCGCTGCGCTCTTGATATACCCAAACGTCAAGTGTTCCATATCCGTAATGGCTAAACCTGTGAAGCAGGAGAAGATGAACATCCGCCTTGCAAGTTCGGCATCGCTATCACACATCTTCATTGCCATCAGGTTTTTCACATCACTCTTACTAAGAAAGCGGATAGCCTTTTCCACCTTTTCATATTCTGCATGCTCAAATGGATTATAACGAATGATGCGCTGGCTTACCGCACGGAACATTAAACGGCTCAGCCAACAAAGATAATTGTTGATGGTAGAGCCTTTCAATCCTTTCTTTTTAAGAAAGAAGCGGTATTCCTCAAACAATTCCTCTGTTACGCTTTGGATTTCTATATCCTTACTCTCTAAGTCCTTTATAAACTCGCACAGCATTCTATTTGCATAGCAAAGGTTAGTATATGTACCTTCTGCCTTTGACTTGCCCACACCTTCCTTTACCATTTGCAGTTCTGCTCTACCAAGTCCTAATAAGGTAGAGAAATAGGTCGCTATCCCTTGCAATCTGTTTTTAAGCAGTTCAGCGCTTACTACTCTGTCTTTTAGGAGCAGTTCCCGATAAGTCTTCTCTACCAGTTGTCTGAATGATTGCAGTCGAAGATTGATTTTCTTGTCCGTTGTTATTCCTTGTTTTGAGTTCCACTCCGCAGGCTTACATTCTTCGTTTGTAGTAATGACAGAGTTCTTGCCATCTATCGTGATACGGCAGAGTATAGAGGTCAGACCGTTTGCTTTAGTCTTTTGTCTGTTGATATAAAACAGTGTTTTGAATGTACTTCTCATCATGATTTTAGTTTTAATATGCCTATTGCTAAATACTCATCTGCATATCCTCTGTGAAAGAAAGGAAACGCTCAAACTCCACAAATAGTTTCTGTGGCGTAACCTTTGCATATCGCTCGGTCATACTCACATTGCTATGCCCCAACATCTTGCTTACCGTTTCTCTCGGCACTCCTTGTTCAAGGGTAATGAGTGTGGCAAAGGTATGCCTTGCTGTATGCGTGGTAAAGGGAAAGGCTATGCTGGCTCTTAGGCGCAATGCTTTAAGATACGATTGATAGGTGGCATATTTCATCTGTGGCAATAGGCTTTCCCTTTCATCGCTCTTGTACTTCTCTATTATCCTGATGGCTTCGGGCAACAACTTGATACGGCAAAGTACTCCAGTCTTCTGCCTGTTGAACTTCAGCCAAAGACTTCCCTCGTCATCACGGACAAGTTGCAACCTGCTTAACTCCATCAAATCGCAATAGGCTGCACCCGTATGGCAGGCAAAGACAAACAAGTCCCTTGCGGTTTCCATTTCTTCCTCCAACTCTCCAAACTGTATGTTCATTAGTTTGTCAAGCGAACACCTGTCAAGAGCTTTGGGTAGTTTCTTATCTCCTCTTGCTATTTTTGCATTAGCAAACAACAAGGTGTCAGCCAATCCCTCACGGTATGCCAACCTACATACGGTCTTTATTTGGGAAGCTGCACCATAGAAACTACTCTCTTGAAAACCTAATGTCCCCAAGAAAAAATCTCTAAAATCATAAATAAAGTTTTCAGATAGTTGTGAGAAAGCTAAATCCTCTACCTTATATTTCTCTTCGATGAATGTGCGAAGATTGCTTCGTGTAGAGTGATAATTAGATAGCGTATCTTTCTTAATATCTATTCC